TGCTGCTTTCGCTCCTGCTACTGCGCCTTTAGCAACATTGGCAGCTCCTTTGCCAACTGCTGCAATACCTTTGCCAACAGCTTTAACGCCTTTACCTAGTGCTTTACCAATTACTTGTCCTGTAGTAGCTTTTTGCATTTCTGCTTCAGCACCCTTAGTTGGATACCCTTTAGTAGCTAGCCATTTAATAAGAACTTCTGGTTCAGCTTTTTGTCTGCTTTGTCCAAGAAATATCTGAAATTGTTTTTTAAGTTCATTTGCTTCCTTGCCACTCTGCAGTCTACCTGTAGCAGCATTAGTAGGTGTTAGCTTGTTTGCCCACTTACTTAGAAAACCCATAGGCTTTTCGTCAAGTTGTTTTTCAATCAGAATTTCATTTAAACGCATTTTAAGAGACCTCTATACTTTGTATTCATATATGTTATTTATTTAAGAACAGCTAAAGCTGTTCTGCTTTTTCGCTTTCGCTCAAAGCCTTATGCTTCGCTTTTAATTATCTAGATACTTAATAGTGTAAAAATAAACATTAATATTAATTGCGAAGCAATTTTAGCATCATCTAGATTGTATGGTCACAATTAGCCCGTTACCGGGCCAAGAATGAATTTTGAACATCATCTGAGTTCGCACAGTCACAATAGTATTAGAACTACAATGCTTTTATTAAACATAGCGTAGGCGGTTATCCGATACCTACTCATTCCGTCTTAGTTTCGTTGTTACAACGGCAGTTTACTATACAAATACTACCTTACATAGTAAACCTGCAGGAATTACCTGCTCTTTTAGCCTATTAGAAAATTTGTTTTATTAATATACAGCAAACCGGTTGTTCTAGGCGTATCCAATCATCGTCCTGTTAAGGATAGTGCTGTCATATCTCTGCCGTTAACCAGAATTCCTTACCGTCACACATCAGAACGGACTTTGGGCCACATAACAACGCCGTGGCGGGCTTATTTAACGGTTTATTTGCTGTTCGTACTGCCTGAGGATATATTGTGTATTATTGATAGTTGTGTATAAAATAAAAATTAAGAGCCATTTATTTTTTGTAGTGCCTCTGTTAAGACCTTCGAACTGCCTACTCTTACATTGATTATGCCATTATAGTAATCGTTAGTTTCTAGTACTCTACGATCAAATTGTTCTTTAGCCTCTAAGTAGCTTAACACGCCTCTGCTGGGACAATAATGAATTATTTCCCGGGTAAACTTATCTTTGCCTAATTTTTCTACGTCTGCAAGTAAGTTATCTGATGATCCCCAATAGGTTTTCCAATCACTTTCCTTGTACCCACGTCTTTTATTCTTTCTGCCTTTTAGCGGTGGTTTAGTAGTTTTAAACTTTGCTAATTTCTTGCCTATATATTTGCGATCGTTAGTTAGGTTTGTAATCAAATATACAAAACCTTCACATCCTTCCGGAAGTGTTTCAACTATTTTGTTCTGGAATGTCCATTGTGGGGTCGTCATCAGTAGTACTTACTTTCTTGGGTCTACCGATCATGCCCTTTCTGGCTACTTTCCTATCTGTACGCTTATCTTGTATTTCTAATCTCCTAGTACTTGCATGTTTTCGTATTTCGCTTAACCAAAAACGTGCCTTGATGCCAGCCTCATCACTATCATGATATTCAAAACGATCTTGCCACTTAAAGTAGTTTTGAAACGCTTCAATCATTTTATCATGAGAGTCTGTAGCCATAGCTATTCCACAATTTCAACATCATTGCTATAAGATGTAAATCCGTTTTCTTTGATTACTTTAAGTACATGATTAACACGACTGGTTAAGTCATCTCTATGACTAATCAAGAATACATTCTTTGATCTTTCTCTAGTCATCTTCTTTAAAATACCAATACTAGACTCAACACCTGCACTATCCATGCCACTATCAACAAGTTCGTCAATGAATAATAAGTTAATGCTGTGATATAAACTTTCCCACACATCTCTAAATGCCCAGCTCATAGACAAAATAAGTCTATTACGTTCACCACGTGACAGGTTATCGAAGTCTAAGTCTTGTCCTAGCTGTGTAATTGTAACATTTAAATCATTTTGAAATTCTACAATGTGTGGCAGACCAATTTTACTTAGATAAAATGTAATTCGCTGATTTAAGTATGCAAGGTTCTGCTCAATAATTTTCTTACGAACAAAACTGTCTTTGTTTGTTAACAGTTTATATAAAAACTCTTGATGATCTTTAACTTTTGTTAATTCATTTAACAGATCAAAACTTACTTCTTGAATAGCAGTATCTTGTAACTCTGTAATTTGTTCTGAGTACGGATTAGTTTCGTCTTTCTTTGATTGTAAGTCTTTAACAAACCCATCAACAGTATTTTTATGACCAAGAGCTTGTTCAAGCGTGTCGTACTGTGTAGGCGGACAAGAAGCTAGTTCTCCAATAGAGTTAACAACGTCTAAATGTTCTGTCAGCTGTGAACTATTAGTAATAATTTGTAATGCTGCTTCTTTCTTTTGATCTTCTTTTGCTTTTAAAATTTCTGCTTGTTTTTCATCATGTAATTCTTGTCCACACGTATGACACTTGTGTTCCTCTAAAAGTTTAATTTCGTTATCAAGTTTAGAGATTGTTTTTTCTTGTTTAGAATCGTCAGCTTCAATACTAGCTATCCATCGAGTTGCTTCTGCTAATTGAGATTTTTGTTTATTGTATTCTTCTAAACATTTGTGTGCGTCAATCTCAGCTTCAATATCCATTTCTTGCAAGATAGTAATACTTTTCTCAAATTGATCAATAGTTTCTTGATTACTGTCGTTCCACATACGCTGTTTGCGTTCTAGAGACTCAATATTTTGTTGAATCTTTTCGTTAGAAATTTTAACAGTTTCAATTCTAGTATTTTCTGTACCCATAGCATCTTTGTTGCGTTTCATTTCTTCTCGCAACGCATCTGCTTTTTCAGAAAGTAATGTAATACCTAGTAACTGTTCAATAATTGCTCTTTGATCATTATTTTTTAATGCAAGGAACGGTTCAGTGTATGTGTTTAGTGCAACTAAATGCTTAAACATATCATGACTCATACCAAACAAGTCTTCAATTACTTTTTGTGTTTGTCTACTATCGCCTTGACTTTCATCAGCACTTTCTTCATGCTCCTCACCGTCAACTGTATATTTTAAAATATTAGGCTTACGCCCTCTTTCAATTTTGTAAGCAATATTATCTTTTTCAAAATTAATAGTAACAAGCATTCCTTTGCCGTTAATTTTGTTAATAAGATTATCACGTTTGATGTTTGTTAATGCGCTACCGTATATTGCATAACTTAGTGCGTTAACAATAGTAGTTTTACCTGTGCCATTTCTAGAACCGCTATCGTCACCTCCTAGATCTAAGTTTTCACCTAGCACAAGAGTAAGTTCGCCTTTGTCAAAGTTAATTGCTTGAGTCTGGTTGCCCACACTCATAAAGTTTTTTACGGTTATGTCTTTAATTTTAATCATAGATTACGTCCGAGGTCCCTATATATCTCCATTAGCATTCGTTTGTCAATAGTATCGCTATCAATTGCTTCGATCTGATTTAGTACAATAGTATCTACACTTTCAAATGTAAGATCAATTGGATCGACATTCGAGTCTACTTCTACCTTTTCAGGTATAAGCATAAGCTCTCTAAGATTGTATTGCGGTATAAATGTTTCTCGAATAAAATTAGCTTCTTCAAAACTAATAGGAACATCAATTGTAACACGACAATGCATATTTTCTGATAGGCTATTATCGGGATCTTCAAGTAGCTGACTAAGTTTAAATGTTCTAAACACTGGCTGCTTAGGCCAAGTTTTATATTCAGGTGTACCGCCCCAATCTAAAAACATCATTCCTCGATCATCGTCCCATGCATCTGCATAGTTGTGAGGGAAAGCATTACCCATGTAAGTAACGTTGCCTTTAGTTTGGCGTTTGTGGAAGTGTCCACTGAATACATATTCTTGATTAATAAAATGTTCTGCTTGGAGTGTTCCGTGATCAGGCATCTGCACCAATGCATTCATATAAAATAATGGCAATTCAAAATGTCCAAAAATATATCTGCTTTGTATCTTAGGAACTGTTTTCCACTCTTCGCCGATTAGCCAAGGTAACATTGTTACTTCGCCTTCGGTGTATATTTCAGTAATTGGAATAATGTTTGGAAACAGCCGCATAAACTCAATAGAGTTAATTTCTCGTTTGTCTTTGTAAAATAAATCATGGTTACCAACCATAAAGTATACTTTTTCAAAAGTTTCGTTTAATCTTTCGAGATTAGATACAGTATAGTTCATTGTACTTACATCTGTAGTTGCACGGTTATGGTGCCAATCTCCTAAGAAGATACAGGTTTCCGCACCGGCAGCTTTAGCTTCCTTGCAAAACCATTTTACAAATTCTTCACAATCATTGTTGTGCGTCCTGCTTCCGCCCTTCATACCAAAATGTATATCGGTGAAACAAGCAGCTTTTTTAAATAACGGCATTTTTACTCCTTAATATATAGTAACACATATAAAACAGTGTGTCAACTATTTTTTCGGTTCTTTTCCGGTGTCTTGATTTTGTCTAGACCAGCTAGGATTCATACCGTTCATTTCTAAAATGTCATCACGTATATTTTGATTACGTTTTTCAATGTTAATGATTCTTACAAAACTATTAGTAACAGCAGCAGTATAATATGCAAACGGATTATTAGATTTTGATTCATCAAATTGTAGTCCGATTTGTGCTAGTTGTAGAATTGCTTGACCCTTCATTTCGTCGTTGTATGTGTAACCACGAACGTTTCCTCGAGTTGCATAACGATCACATAGCTTCATAAACATTCTTGCTAGGTCATTAGTCATCTGTCCACAGCCTTTATCAAAATAACCGTTTTCCATTCCGCCAACCCAATGGCTTTTTCCTACACAGATTAAATTGTCCTTGTCATCAAACTTCCAATGTTGAAAGGGTGGAAAGTTTACTTTCTCGTGATGATCAGCAACTGTCTTCTTAGTCTTTTTGCGAAGAAGGTCTTCCGGCACATGCTCGAATGACATAATACGAAACACTAAATCTTCTTTTTGCATTTTCCTATAATCAATTTCAAATTCTTTTGCAGGTATCTTCTTACCACGTTCTTTTACAGCAGCCGCATGTGCTTGTTGGCTCAATCGTTTAGCACGAGCCCTTTTTGCATCGGCAACAGTTCTAATGTTAATTTTATCTAATGAAGGTAATATAAGGTCGTATTGACCATATGAATCATCAGTATATGAACAGAATGTTGCTTTACTGCGGTGTATTTCAGCTAATAAGTCTTTATTTGTAAGGTATAGCACCTTTTTTGGTTGCCCAATTGTCATCAGTTAGTTCTCCAGTTGTATAAGTAATATAATAGCACATTATTCCGTAAATAAATAGTATTATTAAGAGGAAATATTACCAAAATGGCATTACCTAAAATAGCACCACTAGCAATACTTGTAGCCGGCGTAGCCGTAGCTGTTGACCAACAACAAAAAGCAGCACTGAAACAAGTGCCCGATGCTGCCAAAGAAGCACTAGACAAAGCAAACAGTTTGCGTAACGGCGATCTTGGATCTGCGTTAAACCAAGCAACTTCAGATATACAAGGTTTTGCTTCCACTGTTGGCGGCAATGTTTCAGGAGCACTTGATACTGTGTCTACTAAGTTAGGCGCAGGCAGTATATCAGATTTTGCTACTGATGTTGGCACTGGTGTTAGCAATGCATTTAGTTCCGGCGTAGATGCGTTAGGAACAGTCAATAAAGTGTCCGGCAGTTTAAGCGAAATTTCATCTACTATATCTAAATTAGGTATTGGCGGCGACTTAGCAAGTGGTTTCCAAGATGCGGCTGCACGGGTTGGTGCTGCTGCTGGTGTTTTAAATAATTTGTTAAGTCTCAAAAGAGGTATAAATCTCCCCGCAGGTGGCGAACTGTTTCAAACAGATGCCCCAGGTATTAAAATGTCAGCTACTAATCCTAATGATTGGCGTGTAAGGATTAAAGCCCCTTTTGATCTATTTGGTAGTAACCCATTATTTGATATGTTAAAAGAGACTGACGGTGTTGTATTTCCATACTTGCCAGAAGTAACATTCTCCACATCCGCAAATTACACACAAATTGATCCTGTTCATAATAATTATCCTTATCAGGCTTACAAGAACTCACAAGTGGACGCAATTAGCATTGCAGGCAAGTTTACAGCTGAAAGCGAAAAAGATGCACTATATTGGATTGCAGCAACTACGTTCTTTAAAACGTCAACGAAGATGTTTTTTGGTCAAGGAGCAAATCAAGGTAACCCACCAATTATATGTAAGCT